TATTGCCCGCCTACCATAGTGCCGGGCCATGACAGCGGAAGGGCAGCTTTCTGCTTATGTCCGCCAATAACCGGACCGTCTCAAATCGGCCATCGGGGAAATACAGGACGGAAATCGGACAGAAGACTTGGGAACCGAAAATTCGAGGCTGAACGGCCGAAATAGGTCGCGCTCCCATTAAGGTATCCCAGCAATAGTCGTAGCCAGATAAGCGCCCCACTCATCCATCAGCTTGCGTCTTTTCTCCAGCAGGTTCCCCCGCCGATAGGCCGCTTCGGTCTTGTCCCTCACCCGGTGTGCCAGTGCCGCTTCCGCGATTTCGCCAGGATGATCGGTTTCTTCACTAACCCAGTCCCTGAACGCAGAGCGAAAGCCGTGGGCGGTCACATCCTCCTTCATCTCGCGAAGCAGTTTCGTAAGCGTCATGTCGCTCATCGGCGTGTCACCTCTCGCTCCGGGAAACACGAGCGAACGCGATCCAATCCGCAGTTCGCGACAACGCTCAAGAATGGTGAGAGCTGGCGGTGAGAGCGGAATGATATGCTCGCGCGCCGCCTTCATCCGCTTGGCCGGTATTGTCCAGAGCTTCTCGTCCAGGTCGAACTCTTCCCACGCCGCTCCGCGAACCTCGCCGGATCGCACGGCCGTCAGGATGGCAAATCGCAGTGCAAGCCGACTGAAGGATTCCCGCTCCGCGAGCCGCACCATGAACGCCGGCACCTTCGCATAAGGCATAGCCGCGAAATGCCCTTCCTTCTTGGGTTGGCGGGGAAGCCCTTTGGTGATCGCCCGCATAGGAGCCTCGCTTTCGCGGTAGCCCGAAGCATAGGCCCAGTCGAGCACGGTTCCGATCCGCTGCCGGACCCTCCGGGCCGTCTCTGGCTTGGTAAGCCAGATGTCCGACAGCAGGTTCCTGATCATCGGGCCGGTGATCTCGTGAACCTGCACATGGCCGATGTGAGGGAACACATAGGCTTCGAGCGTCTGCGACCATTGCTTTTCGTGTTTCTCGTTCCGCCATGTCTTGCTGTGCGCCGCGATCACCCGAGCTGCGGCCTGACGAAATGTCGGAATGCCCCGCGCCTTGCGCCGCTCGAAGATCGGATCCAGCCCGAGCTCGACCCAGGTGCGGATTTCCCGCGCCCGCTCACGGGCCGTCGCCAGAGAGACTTTCGAGGCGCTTCCCAAACCGAAGTCGCGCCGGTTGCCGTTTTTCTGCACCCTACACACCCAGCTCTTACCGCCGCCAGGTTGAATCACAAGAAACAGGCCGTCGCCATCCCCTAGCCTACCGGGACGTGTTGCTGCCTTCACAGCGGACGCGGAGAGCTTTCCCATGCCATCAAATCTCCCACATTCTTTCCCACATTTCCAATCGGTCACCGGTGGACTGGCAGGGATGAGCGTGGATGCGAATCACGTTGAAAGCCCCAGAAAAGCTAGGCTTTCACGATTCGGAACGGATGTGGAAGGGAGGCTAGGTGGCGGAGCGGGAGGNAACCGAACTTCTCACCTAAGCGACTGATTTATCACGGACGCCTCCGGGCCGCCGCGCCCGCATACCATACATCAGACCATAAAGGCGGACAGATACTTTTTCTGTCGATGCAGCAGCGTTGCGACCGCGATCTATGGTTTATCCCTATATAGGGGGCAGGCCCATTTAGTAAGCCGGGAGGGGTCGGGAAAAAGGTAATCTCTATAACCTGCCTGCAAATTCAATGCCTTACGAGTAACATTACCTATAATCTTTCTATAACCAGATTATACCTTTTGAGAGTGATTTGACGGCCAGAAAAAAGGCTTATTTTTCAAAGGGATTATAGTTTTACCCCCTCAGAGGTTGCAGAAGATTATAGGGGAAGGCTAACCCAAAAAACCGCAGAAATCAGCCATTTTCTAGCGGATTATCGGAGCATATTGGCGAGATTACCTTTTTCCCGACCCCTCCCGCTTTCAACGGCGAAGGCACATAGATTTTCGGGATGATCGCACCGGCCCGAATAGGGCGCTCTGGGTGCATCAAAACGCATCAGCGCGGGCGGCCTCACGATCGGCAACCGGCCAAGGAGCTATGCCGCTTTCCGGGGAGTGTCGATGGTGCATCAAAAGGCACATGAAAAGCGCGCGGGCGAGGCGGGGGGAAAAGCGCGCTTTCAGGGGTGGCAGCGGGGCACCCCCGGCCCGGCCCCCGGATGCCGGGCCTCGGCGCGATCGGCGCGCCTCGCCGCCCCCGCCAGCGCCCTCCGACCGCTGGCAGGCTGCGCAATAATGTTTCACCGCGGCTGATCGATGGCGGGCACGAAAAAGGGCGGCCCGGCAACCGGACCGCCCTCATGCTGGCGTCAGTGTGGCGGCGGCTATCCCGCCTGCTTCACCCGCTCCAAGAACCGCACCGCCTCAAAGCCCAGCTGGTCGTTAAGTTCGAGGAAGATGGACTGCAGGGGCTGGATCTCCAGCTCAAAGAAGCTGTCGAGCGCCTTGGCCGGATCGCCGAAGCCGCCCGCGTTCGCCGGGATGATGCCGAGTAGCTGGGGCGGCACGCGGTGCGCGGCCAGCACGTCGTCCCGCGTCGTGTTCTTGATCCCCAGAAATTCGTCCTTTGCGCCGACCTCGGCGATGGGGATGATCTTGATCCCCCCATCCTTCCCGCTCGGTGAGTGGACGAACATGTTGCGGAAGTTGCCCGGCCCCTTCGCGCGCTTCAGCGCCTCCCGCATGGCGTCGACATCATTATTGGCGAACTCGCCCGTGGCATAGAGGATATAGCCCGCGTGGCTCCCGTTCTCGAAATAGCGGCGGCGGAAAAGCGTGGCATTCTCATTGAGCAGGGCGGACTGCAGCGCCGACAGATATTCGGGCAGGCCGTAGATCTCCTGATTGATGTCAGGCGCGAGCAGCTGATGCACCGTGCCCGGCGCGAACTCGCTTTCGTTCCGATAGCCCGGCACCCACCAAAAGTGGCCCGGCTCAATGCCGCGCCGCGTATATTTGGCGAGGGGATGTTCGAGCCGCATCACGCCGCCCAGCTGGTTACGGATCTCCTGCGCATAGGCATTCCCCATCACCAAATAGTCCTGCACCATCCCGGCGAACACCTTACGCGAGAGAAAGGGCGTAGGATCGAGGCTGGCGGCCAGCAGGTTCCGCTTGAGGATGATAGCGCTGCTGTGGTGCGGCGACGCGCGGAATGCGCGGGCGAGGCCGTCCAGCGAGATCGGCGGCTCATACCAGCGGCCATTATCCCAGCATTCCAGCATGTCGAGCATGGTGGCCCGGCTCAGCACCGGCTCAGGATCCCCGAAGCTGAACGTCTCGATCGCGCCGCCCCGATTGTCATTGGCCGCGACGATCGCGCCCTCGGACGCTGCAGTCGCCGCATGCGGCGATCCCGGACGGTTCATACGGCGTGCGCGCTTGCTCATTCGATGATCTCCATTGTGCCCTTGGGCGCTTCCTTGCCGTCGAGCGGTTCGTTCATGAGGATGTGCATGGTCGCCCAGGCGAGATCGGCGTGGCCGTCATTGCCGCCGCGTCCTGCCTTGAAGGTGATGTTGCGCCCGCTGGTGGTCAGCGTCTTCTTGATCGATACGAAGGCCGACACGACATCGAGCAGACCGCTGTCAAACGCGAGGCGACCCCGGCGGATGACGTTCTGCGCCTTCATGATCATCTGCGCCTTGAGTTCGAGCGAATACTCGATCTTGGCGACCGCGCAGCCCGGCAGCGCTCCCGGCTTGGCAAGGATCTGATAGACGCCCGCGCCCACGCCCTTGGCGTCGATACCCAGATAGGTGCAGGTATAGCGGCTCAGCACCGCCTTGATGAATTCGGCCTGCTGCTCGAAGTCGAGCCCGCGCAGCTGGTGGCGTTCAAGGATGCGGAACTTGCCGCCCTCGACCAGCGGCGGGGCGGCGATGACCAGCGCGGCGTTGTCACCATTCTCGCTTTCCTGCGGATCATAGCCCGCCCAGACCGACCGATTGCCATAGGGCCGCGCTGCCTCAGGATTAAAGTCGGGCCAATCGATCAGGCTGTCGCAGCCGCAGGCGATCATGTCGTTGAACTTGAAGGCCGACATGCTGTCGTCCACGAAGTCGCACATGAAGAGGTTGGCGAATTCGTCGGGAGCGTATTCGTCTTCTAGCTCTTCGATATCGAACAGGTCGCACCCGCCCGTCTCGGCGTCGCGGATGTTGACGATGTTGCGCCAGATCCGGTCAGGTCCGACGCTGCCGATCGCCAGCGCCGCATGGCTGACGTCGATCTTGATCCGATCCTCCTTCTTGCGCCGACGGTTGCGTCGCTCGCCGGTCCAGTAGGGGTGCGCCGGATGCGCGACGCTGGACGGCGTGGAAAAGTAGGTTTTCCGCCACTTCTTATGCGTCGCCATGCCAGAGGCGACCTTGTTCAATTCCTCAAACGAATGGACCCAGAAGAATTCGTCAAAATAGAAATTGCCATGGCGGCCCTGCGCGGTGCGGAAGTTGGTGCCAAGGAAATGCAGTTCCGCCGCCGCTTCCTCCGCTGGCCGCAGATCGGACGTGATCAGCATCGGATCGCCGGTCAGCGCGACGCCGACCAGCTTGGCGAAGCTGACGATATAGGAGCGGAACTGATGCGCCTGGGCTTTTGATGCCGACAGGAATATCTGGTTACGGCCCGTCTCGATGGCATCGATCAGCGCTTCGAACGCGAAATAATAGGTCGCGCCGATCTGGCGTGATTTGAGGATCATGCGGGTGCGCTGATCCTTCGCCTGCCACCAGCGGTGCTGATAATCATAAAGGCCGTCGAGGAAGAGGCGCTTCAGTTCCTCCGCCTGCTCGGCGGTGAAATGATTTTTCCTCGCCTTCTTCCGCTCTCCGGCGTTCCGGTTCGCCACCTTATCGTTGAGGTCACCGCTATGGCCTCCGGGGGCCTCATAGCGGCGGACCTTGGCGAGCGTTTCGATCTGCCGGGCCAGCGCGTCCATCTCGACCAGATCGGCGCTGGTTTTCTTTTCCTTGGCGATGAGGGTCAGCAGCCGGATCTCCAGCCCATCCTCAATCTTGCGGATCGATGGCGCGTCATCCCAACGATGGCGCTGTTTCCAGCTTTCGATCGTCGCACGCGCGATCGGACCGCCCTTTTCGTTCACCACGCCGTGCAGCGCGAATTCCTCGGCGATCTGCGTCACGCCCCACCCGCGCCAGTACAGGCTGCGCGCATGCCGCTGCGGATCGAACTGCCACGTGGCAGATGGCGCGCCGGGCTGGGGAGGTTGCATAGTCATCGCGGCGGACCATGCCCCGCGCCCAAGCCGCTGATCATTGGCGTCTATTTGGATAGCTGCCTGTCCAAATGCAGGGGCTTGAGCCTGCCCCCGCGACGGCCCCTTTCTGCTGCCCATCAGGCCAGCGCCTGCGCGCCCAAGCAACCAAGGGAACCGGACCGATCATGGCAAAGAGCAAGTTTTTCCGCGTCGCAGTCGAAGGTGCGACCGTCGATGGCCGCGTCATTCAGCGCGAGTGGCTGGAGCAGATGGCAGCCAGCTATGACCCTGCCACCTACACCGCGCGGATCAACTGCGAGCATATCGCCGGTTACAGCCCGGAACGCCCGTTCAATGCCTATGGCTCGGTCCTGTCGCTCAAGACCGAAGTAGTCGAACTGACCATCAACGGCGAGAAGAAGACGCTGCTGGCGCTCTATGCCGAGATTGACGCCAACGATCAGTTGGTAGAAATCAACAAGGCCGGGCAGAAGCTTTTCACCAGCTGCGAAATCCACCCCGACTTCGCGGGCGAGGGCAAGGCCTATCTGGTCGGCCTCGCCGTCACGGACATGCCCGCCTCGCTCGGCACCGAAGCGCTGAAATTCGCCGTCAAATCGCGCTCCAACGTCTTTTCGTCCGCGCACGAAACAGAGATCGAACTGGTCGCGGATCCTGTCACCGGCCAGAGCCTTGGCGAAAGTATCGCGCGCGGCATCGCCAGCTTCTTCACCAAGGAGAAGAAGGACGAACCGGAAACCCCGCAGCAGCCGAAGCCCGCCAACGACAACAGCTTCGACGTCGCGGCCTTCGGCAAGGTCATTGGCGACCAGATCGCCGCCGCCGTGAAGCCGGTCAGTGATGCCGTCTCCGGCATTCAGTCGGAAGTCGCCGCGCTCAAGACCAAGCTGGAAACGACCGAGCAGCCCCAGACCTTCAAGCGCGCCCCCGCCACCGGCGGCACCGGCGGCATCCAGACCGACTGCTGATCAGCCGCCCGCCTCATCTGAACCACCGCCCAGCCCCAAATCCGTCAGGAGCCAACGCACATGCGTAACGAAACCCGCCTGCTCTTCACCGCCTATGTCAGCCAGATCGCGTTGCTGAACGGCGTCGCGAGCGCATCCGTCAAATTCAGTGTTGCCCCGGCGGTCGAACAGACGCTGGAAGAGAAAATTCAGGAATCGAGTGATTTCCTGCAGCAGATCAACCTTGTCCCCGTTCCTGAGCAGTCGGGCGCCAAGGTCGGCGTGAACGTCACGCGTCCGCTTGCTGGCCGCACCAACACCGCAGGCGGCACGCGCCGCACGCCCACCGATCCGACCGACACCACGGACGACGGCGGCTATTTCTGCCGCCAGACCAACTATGACCATGCCATCAAATATACGAAGCTGGATGCATGGCGGCACAAGCCGAATTTCCAGACGCTGCTGCGCGACGTGATCCTGAAACAGCAGGGTCGCGACCGCATCATGATCGGTTTCAACGGCACCTCGGCGGCGGCCACCACGGACCGCGTCGCCAATCCGCTGTTGCAGGACGTCAATGAAGGCTGGCTGCACAAGATCCGCACCCATGCCGAAGAGCGCGTGCTGGACGACGGCGCGCTGACCTCGGGCGGCACCAAGGCGATCTATGTCGCCGCAGGCGAAGGCATCGAAATCGTGGATGCTGACGCGACCAACGTCGCCACCGCCGATGCCGATTTTGCGAACCTTGACGCGCTGGCGTTCGATGCGCTGGATCTGCTCGACCCCTGGCATCGTTCGGACACCGATCTTGTGGTCATCGTGGGCTGGAAGCTGGTCAAGGACAAGTATCTGAACCTGCTGCAGGCCGCTGGTGACACCGCCACCGAACGCGAGGCAGCGAGCCGCATCCTGACGCTGCCCATGCAG